ATAACGACCTACTGTTTCTACTAATGTTCCGTATGTAGGATTATCGTACTCTAATGCACCTTCTTTTAATTTAGTTTCTAAAGCTTGAAATTCTTGATTAAATTCTTGAAAATCCTTGTCGTCAAGTAACCCTGCTGTTACTAAACCAGCGCCTGTCATTTCTGTAACATTTTGCAAAATATCCATAACTGCTCTTGGCACAGTTTTTGCTGTGTCAGCTAACACCCTTGATGATGTATTATCAAATGATTGAAAAACTCTACCGCTAGTAAAGGGTTCTGCGCTTTCTTTAAGTAAATCTAATAATGATGTTTCAGGGTCCCCATAGATAAATGATTTAGTTTGCACATCATATTTACGACTTCCTTTATGCTGAAAACCATATTCTGTAATATCAAAATTATCAGGCTCTTCATCTGCTGCAAGGCCATTTAAAATTTCTCTTTCTATGTCGTTGTATTCTGACATTATAAGTTTTCCCTATATTCTTCTAAAAGTTGTATTATTCTCTCTATCTGACCTGTGTTATATGTATGTAATTTATCAGTAAAAAACGGAGTATCAAATAGACCGTTAACATCTGGGTTTTTGTCTCCCAAAAAATTTGTTTCTAAAATTTTCAAACTATCTATAAAAAATTCTATAGCCTGCCTATCATTTATCAAATTTTTTATATTAGGTATTGTCAAATTATCATAAGGAAGTTTATCTTTATATGGTGGTAAAGAATACAAATTTTGCATGGCTTCACTAAATTTAGGTTTACTTAGTTCAGTCGTTACTTTTTTCTTTACTGCATTTTCAGCTGCTTGTTTTACTTTTTCAGCTTTTTGTTCTGCTTGTATTTCCTTTACATAATTTAAAATTTCTCTTTTTGATATGCCTTTATTAGCATCCACATAATCAAGTAAATCTTGTTTTGCTAATAAAAACTCTTTTTGCAATTCTAATTTTGCCATTGGATTTTGTGCTATATAACCACTTGGTACATAATAAGATTTTAAATCAGTTAATGCTTCCGTAACTCCTTCTTTTCTAGCAGTTTTTAAATTTTTTATTTCGGTTGTAAATGTTTTATTACTTATAACTTTTTTATCTCTTAGGTATAGCAATAAATCTAAATCTACAGTTCCATCTATACTTTCTTGTAAAAGAATATCTTTTGCTAAAGGTCCATCAAATATGCCAGAATCTAAATCAGCTTGATATGTTTTTTCAAATTTTATAAATTCATCATAAGGTAACAATGACATCAAATCATTTTTAATATTTTCTACCTTTTGTAAATCTCCCTCTGTAGCTGGGTCTTCTCTTAGTAAGAGATAATCTTCTTTTAAACTGTCAGTGGTTTTTTTATGAGTTATTAGTTTTTGTTTTTCTAAATTTTCATCTGTATCATTTAAGTTTTTTAACCAGTCAATGGCTTCTTTCTGTACTTTTTGTTTATCAGCTACATCTAGGCTATTAAATAATGCCTGGGAATCTTTATTGCCACCAAAATTGCCTGTAATATATCCTTGATATGTTTTATATCTGTTTTGGGGGAGCCTGTTTTCTGGGCTGTCTAAACGAGTAAATAATAAATTTTTCTTATACTGTAATGTTTTAGTATTCCAGTCTGAGATAAATGTTTTTATTTGTGCTGCTGTTGCATCTAAATCTAACAATTTTGCAACTTCATTTTCTAGTTCTTTATTTAATGCTTCGTCAGCAGTAACTCTAAAAGTATTGCCTTTTGTATCTTGTACGCTTAATACGTAGCTGTCACTTAAAAAAACTTTTAACTTATTTTCAAGCGTGTGATTCATATAAAATTCTACAGCACCTTGTCTTTTTACTTTATCTTCGGTAATTTTCTCACTCAGGAAAGCTTTGTTATAAGTTGCAGTTGTCGTATCTAATGAGTTGGCGTATTTAGTATAAATGGTTGGGTCTGCTTCCTGCATTGCTTGCTTGAAACCAACTGCAATCTCAGATAAGGATTTTTGATATTCTTGCACAGACATATTTTGTTTTACAGCTTGTCTGTGAAAATTTGCTATTTCTAAGTCTGATTGTAAACTCATGGCACTAGCAAGCATAGTAAACTGTGTTTGCCTAATTTGTTTTCCTTTTGCAGTTATTGTGTTCCCACCTACCATTTTTTTTCTTTCTTCATCTGACGCATTTGCATAAGCAGTAACATCGATTGGATTATTTAAAGCTTCAATTTGGCCCTGAACAAGTAATTCTTCGCCAACTTGCTGAGACGCAAATTCTGTGAGTTTATTAATACGGGTTTTAGTATCTTGTATAATGTCCAGGCCTTCATTTGTTGCCGCAACGCTCCCACCAGGCGCACTAAAAGATACTCCTGCTAACTGCCTTCTATATGGTTTTATTACTTTTGCCATTATTCAATCACCCTAGGGTCTGGTCCAGCCCTTCCGTAATCACTGGCTACAAATTTTGTGTTGCCTGTGTGTTTACTAAATACATTGTCAAATCCGCCTTGACTTGCATAATTTGCACCTGCCATCAGGATAGTATTAAAAGCTTTACTATAGCCAGCACGTGCAGCATTTTCTCCAGCAATTTTTAGATTTTTGTATTCAATTAATCCTAACTTATCATCTAACTCTGCTTGGATTGCCGCTACATTAAAATCCTCAGAGCCTTGTCGATATGAATATATAGCGTGTGTAAGGGCGGACCCTGACGTAGGGTCAGCTCCTCCAACCGCCTTATACGCCAGAATCGTTCCTAAGCGACTATTTAAGTCCCTTAATACCTCTACACCTTTTTCCTTACTGTTTACTACTTTAGTTCGTGTTTTTATAAGTGACAAAGCAGCTTGGTTTTCAAACTCTTGCTGTTTTGCTTTGCCAGCTTGAATAGATTGATATGCTGATAATGCTGTTCCTGCTACCATTAATGCTGTAAAAATCATATTATTGTCCTACGCCTACTTTATATTCAGCTGCTAAAAGTGTAAAAAACAATGGTTGAGATTGAGTAAATTCAATCTGACCAAACCTATCGTATCCCAGTATAGGCTTTCTCCTTTTCAAACCTGTAAAAAAAGGAATACTATCTCCAACATTATATGTGTCGGATAAAACAAAATCGATATCTTTTCTGTTTATTCTTAAATTTTGTGTTAAATAAATATTAGCAGATACTTCTATAATTCTTTTCTTTTGAGCCATAATATTACCGCTAGACAGTTTTGTTTCAACTGGCATAGTTTTAATTTTTGGTGTGTAATTTAAGCCTGCTTCACAGTAAGTTACTGGTGTGCTTTCCATTGTTATTTGGTTACTTGACACTGTTTTATCTGCTTGCATTGCATCGTCAACTATTAGTTTTACATTTTCTCCTTCTAAATGATTAAGACCAGAAAATGTTGTATTACTTGGTTTGGTACCACCACTTAATAAAACAGCAGAATCTGTGGTCATATCATCATTAAAGGCTTCAACATTGTATACAGTTGAACCATTAATTACACGTTTTACCACACAATAAATTGTATCAACATCAACTGCAACACGTACAAAAGAGTCTGTGTTTGCAAAATTTGTTACTGCTAGTCTTGTAGTATCAGAAGATACCACCGTTAGATTATCCTCCCCTGGCACTCTCCTTTTTACCGTTACTACATTTGCTGAGGGATTTTTGACAATAAATAAATCTGTATTTTGAAATGCAGTAAAAATATTATCTGCTGTCGTATCATTATCTGCGTTATGAAAAAATTTGTTAGAGTCAGGTGTTCCTGTGCCTGCTCCCTGGCAGGTCAAGGTAAATTCTGTTCCATCATTGTCTTTAAATGTAAGAGTTGCGCCAGTAGCAATATTGGAAAAATCAGTTACGGTTATTGTGCAAGTTTGCATTCCTGTTGATGCTAATGATGGTGCTATAACATTTTGACCACGTAAAATAGAGTACATAGCCATTGTTCCGTCTGTATTTACTATCATTAATAAATCGCCATCATCAGTGCTTGTGGCTTTTCTCAACGCCATATCTACTGGGGTAGACAATAAATGACTGCTTAATAATGATATATTGTTTGATATATAAGATAACTCAACATCACTAAATAAAAACTCACGTAAGGCTTTTCCACTACGTTGAATAAATAATGTGCCACTTTCAGCACCAAGAGGTTTTATGCCTTCTAAGCTTCCTCTTTTTGTACTTCCTTGGACGACAACATTGCTTGGTGTTATTGGGTCCAGGTCAGACTGTGGAAGGAAAAACTCACCTCCTTTGGTAAATATTTGTAAATCTCTACCAGAAAATAAACCTGTAATAGCATTTACTTGTGAAGTGTTTATCGTAATTTCAATAGCATCGTCATCTAAACCTTCACCAGGATTAAAGTCAAAAAACCTAGCAACTCTTGATGCAAATACTGTATTTGGTCTTGACTTACTACCGCCAAAATATAGTCTTTGCTCATGAAAAGTTACTGTCCTAGGATAGCCATAGGTTGCACTCCATACGTCAACATAATCTGTTTCTAAAAACCAGGAATCAGCAGCTATTGCATCAGTATTAAAAAATGGAATTTCTACAATAGCTTCAACACTTGTAGCTGAAACAAATCTTGTAATTCTAGCACGTCCTAATCCATCTGCTGTTTCTACATAATCTCCAACATTATCAGATGCAAAGGCGTTTGCTGATGAAGTTAAATCAATATTACCATCAACTGCCGATGGTGTAAGAGTAGAATTATTTAAATTAGTACCTGTAGTTGTAGTTATTGAAAAAGCGTATTTAGGTATAAAATCAAAAGATATGTTGCTTATAGTCCAGGTTGAATCATTAGCACCTCTTACTACTTGTTTTGGTTGTAGGTCTTCCTCTACTAATATTAAGGTATCTGCTGATTGCGCAAAGTCCAAGTTAGCTAATCTAGCACTAGCAATACCCGTTTGTAAAAAGTCATTGCCTGAACCATTAATATTGGTTACTAAAGCTTTATCTTTGTAGACAAACATTTTATCGTCTACAAACAAAAGCATATAAGATTGTGTCGTTGAAAATTCAAACGGAACTAATTTACATCCATTTGCTGGTGAGCCAGCTGGAATGGTATTTATAAATTCTAGTCCAGGCCTGCGAGTTACACCACCTTGCGGTTGTATTAAAACATTCCTAGCTTTATCAAGGCCATTATAATATTGGTCAATATCAATACGACCTTTAAGTAAAGGGTCTAACTCACCTGTAGTAAAATTTGTTTGTATTTGATATATCTTACTCATGCACGTACATCAGTTAGTGGAAAATCATTAATTGCATAATTTGATTTACCTCTCCCATCTGCATTCATCGCTTGCCTTAAATAACCACCTCTGCCATTTTCTGCGGCTGTGCCAAGTGTTACTTGCTCCCAGTATTGAGCTTTTGTGATTTGGTCAGTTACTGGCTCTGCTAAATGCCAAGTCATCATATATACTAATAATTGTATAAAATATGCAGGCATCATACCTTCACTAATGTTTGAGGAGATATAATCAATAAAGATAGTGGGTTCGTCTGTATTTATAGCTGGGCCACTATCTGTATAAACTATTTCAAATCGATTTACGGGAAGGATTGCTGTGCTGGACGAGTTGTAAAGTTGAAATACATTTCCTGTTAAATTATCGCCTGGCAAGTCATAACGATATTGCCATTCATTTATTGGAGATGTTGATGACTGTGATAATTCTTTTTTGGCAAGAGCAAAACTCCAAGGATACATCGATAATGCCATATTCTTTACCGTATCATAAATATTATTACATACAGCTGCCGCATCATTACTTGTATCTGAAAAGGAAGTAATCGTGTCTGCTCCCAATAAATTTAATGCTTGATTGCATATTGTTACTTTTGTATCGCCTGCCGCCACGTTATCTCCCTAAAAATAGGGGGAGTTTCCTCCCCCTAC